TTTATATTCATTTTGATACCATTACCTGTTTGTGCTTTATCACTTGTTATTGTAGATGATTGACTAGTTGTTGGTGTGATATTAGTTACTGTCAAAAAGTTTTCGTATGTATCTGATATTAAGTTAGCCATCTTTGCTTTATCAAAAGAACTCTCAAATTGATTTATGTCAAAAGTTATATAAGCTGCACCTGTATAACCACTTGGTAGTTGATTACCTGACCAACGCATCCATACGACTTGACCATTTCCGTTTTTTGCAACCCATGTACCATCACCTGTAAAGTATGTACCATAAGGATATACTGCAACATCATTACCATAATCACTATCTGTTATATCAGTATTTGTAGTTGTGATTGTATTTGAATTGTTATTGTTTGTACAGTTATAGGCACAACCATCTGTATTACCAGAAAGTCCTACTGTGCCACCTAATTTGTTTTCTATAAAAGCTTCAATAGTTTGGTTGTTATTACTAAAGTTTTGATTGTTTTCACCAACTAATACTAAAACGCCACCTGCATTTACAAAGTTTTGATATCTAGTTTTACCATTACTCCCTATACTATTATTATATTTCATATCCCAAACTACATCATAACTATTAATTAGGTTTTCACCTACTGTGCCTGTCGTAGATAAGGTAACTGTATAACCATCTGCCTCTAATTGTGTTTTAACATTTGTATGTGCGTCTGAATAGTTAGAGTGATATATCAATGCTGTCTTACTCGCAAATGCTGTTGACGAAATTAATAGTATAAAACATACTAAAAATGCCAGTAATAAATTTTCTTTAATTAATTTGTTGTATCGTGATAGCATTTTCTATACCTCCTAACTCAAAATCATATTGTTCAAACTCACTTTGTATTATGTTCAATACATATCCATACTCTTTATCTAATCTTAATTCAATATATGAACCACTTGCGTCCTCTCTTGACCAAACCCATTGTGGATCTTCATCTAATATTATGACACCTGTTTCTGGATTCTTACCTAGTACTATACCATCTACTGAGGATCTTTTATCAAACTCTGATCTCATCGCCTTTGCTAATTCTTTGTTTATTTGTTCTAGAATATCTGCTAAAAAGTTTTGTTCTAAAAAATCTATATCAAGTCCTGTTGTGAATTGACTTTCATCTTCTTCTAGATAGTCAACTTCTAAATCATCAAATTGTAAAAAGTCAATATCTAAAGCGTCTGCAACTTCATTTAGTCCTTCTTCACTTTGCATTTCTTCTATCTCAGCAGGTTTAGATACTATTAATAGATTGTTAATCATATCTTCATCTAAATCTAATAATACAGGTGTCAATGGTCTACTTGCAACTGTATCAACTACTGTAGCTTGAAATGCTTGATTAAGTATAACTTGACCTGCGTCTGATTCTACACTAATCTCACCAACAAAACAATTACCATTTGTATCACAACTTGGTAAAAGAATAATTGTAGATGAACCTATCTCATCTATTGTCATTGTAAAATCTGTACCACGAACACCAATCGTTGCTGTTGGTGTTGTTATCTTTACATTTTGTTTTGAGTTTTTAGCAATCTGTCCTGAAGCATATCTTACTGTGCCTAGTTTTGCTTTGAGTGAAAGTTTACCTGTACCACTATTAGGATCATATACAAATTCATCTATAATAAGTTTACTATGTTCAGTAACATCAACTCTAGTAGCGTCTATAAATTCTATACCGATTTTACCATTACCTGTTTTAACAGTATCGTATGAAAAAACATCTAGTTCTTTCTCTACTACGATACCCTTGTCGCCATCTTTTCTATCAATGACACCACTACCCTCATGTAAAGTAACCTCACCTATTGAGGCAAAGCTACTTCTTAGAGGTAAAATCGTAAGGGTTAAGAGTATGCACCCAATTATAATATTTGAAGTTCGCATAAATCATAAGTCCTGTTAATAACAAAAAATTCAATGTTCCTAAATCCATATTAGTCTCTCTGTATTATATCAATATTGTGGTTGTCGCCACTTGTAGTTAAAGTAATCATATTATCATAGATACCTGATTGTGTAATATCAACATCAGCAATTGATCCTGTATGTGTGTGTATGTAGGTATGCCCTGCACTATCACCATCTCCGTCTATGTCAACTAAGAAATTATTTGTATCACCATTTACTGATAAAGTAAAGATAACACTAGTACCATCTATTGTAGTAGCAACTACATTCGAATCACTACCTGACGCACCTGTTATTGAAACATTGGCACCTGTAGCATCTGCTGTTTCTCCTATGTCAATGTCTAGGTCGTTTGAAGAACCTACCCAAATAATTGACGCTGTAACTGTGGCACATGAACTAACTGTTCCTCCACTATCACATTTAATATCTATGTCGTTACTATTACCAGTTGTACTAAATGTACCTGTATAGTTAGCACCATTGATATCAAAAGTCAACACATTGGAATTACCAATCTGGTCAATATTAAAGTTAGATGTAGCACCTGTTACAGTTGAAGCTGTAGTACTATTACCTATTGTGTTATTATTACCATCTTGTAACACATCAAAAGTTAATGTTGCTCCTGATTGGGTTACATAGATATCATTTGCCATTACTGGCGTTATAAAAATCATCAAAAACATAACTAATTTAGTTATACTTTTCATCTTAGTTTTTTTCCTTTTCTAAATGTATCTTGTTTACGCCTTGCATTTTCCATAATTTCTTATTTACACCTTCATAAATCATTTGCAAAACAGCGTGTTCTATTGTTGTTCTTATAGCATAATTAACTGGTTCATTTGTTGCCATACCAGATTCAAACTCTAGTGCTTTTGTACTCATATCTAAAAATCTAAATACATCACCACCTTGACTATAACTAGCGATAGTCTTTGTTGCTGAAACAGATAGTAATATCTCACCTGTTTGTACTGCAACAACTCTTAATGAAACTGTTACTTGATCTGTACGATATTGTTCACTCATACCTATACCAAAATATCTTGCACCTACACCACCACTTGCAACATTACTATCATAACCTACAATACCACCTTCTATAATTAATCCTGCAAAGACTAATGGTTTTAAAACATTATTTGCTAATGCTTCACCATCGTACAATTCTCTTGTTGATCTAATTAACTGTCTTTCTTTAACTAGATTACTTAAACCTTTTCTTTCAACTACTTTAAACCAGTCGCCATCACTAACTGCTTTTAAAGCAGATATAACCCATACATCAGGACCTTGGGTTACAGCTGTTGATAACTGCGAAAAGTTAGGATTAGGTTTTCTTTGTCCTGTCTGATCTGTAAACTGATAAACAGCAATCGTAATCATTGGTTGATTATCTAAATCAGGTATCTCTCTTAATTTTTCAAGTGTTGTTGTTCCTTCTATAAAAGGTTCAGCACCTTGTTTAGCCATTTGACCAGTCGAAGCACAACCTGTCAAAAGACATAGTAATCCTATAACTTTTAATCCTGTGTAAATGTCCATAATTTTAAAACTGAAAGTCGCCTAAAGGTACTGACATTGTGGTCACATTACCAGTAGGGTCTGTAATTGTTAATGTAATAATTTCAGTTGAAGAATCTTTGACCCAATATATTGTCGATCCTTCTACTGTAGCAGTACCACTTGTAGGACAAGTTCCTGTACATGAAGTACCAAACATATTATCAACTAACTGTTTTGATAAGTTAGCATAAATTCTACTCTCTACATTTTTTATAAACTTAGCAATTGTAGTATTATTTTCTGCTCTAGTTGCAGCCGCTGCTGCTGATTTAGCGTCATCTTTTACTTCATTTTTTCTATTGTGTTGTAATTGTTCAATAGATAAAACATGACTAGAATATCCATTTCCGCTGAAAGATGGATTCTTAAAATCGTGTACTAATTCGCTTGCTGTAATAGTGTTAGAACCCACCAATAACACATAAAAAAATGATACTAACACTACCTTTTGTAGTGTTTTCATGCTTATATTTATAATACGAGATAGTCTATTATCGCAACAATCGTAAAGGAAACAACGAAAATACTTCCTACTGCGACACCGCTATTCTTTAGATGGTTTAGATATTCTCTTTGATTCTTTTGACTTTTCATTCCTTCGTTCATTTTCTTGTAACTCCAATACTGTATTCAATTTTGATCTTAACCTGATAAGATCATTGTCAAGCATTCTAATTCTATCGAGTAAACCTATCAAAGCTGTGTTTGCTTGACCTAACTTTGCTTTGATATTTTCTGTGGTAAACTTATAGATGAAATATATAAAATATCCCATAGCAATAGCTGCCAATGTAGCAAAGCCATACTGATTCAATATTTCAATTACTGTCATCTATACTTTCTAGTGTCTATTTTTATATCTCTATTTTCTAGATAAGTTATCAGTATCATAATCCCAACTGATAACGGAGTACCTACTAGACACAAAATTAATCCCATACCCAATGTCATTATTTAATCTTTTCTGGCGTCTGTCTTTCCGTCTGCCCTAGATATTCTATCTTCATCTGGTCTTAATTTTAGAGCATGAGATATGAGTAAATCTAGTTTTATCATATCATTATTCATAGTCTTAATTCTATTATCTAGACCCATGATGATACCATGAATACTATTAACTTGACCGATTACTGAATCTAAAATATATTTAAGAATGATGTATATAAAAACACCCATAACTGTAGCAGAAGCTACAGGTAATCCAAACTCTACTAGTATCTCAAAAAACAAATTCATTGTATCAAGTATTTATACGCTAAAAAAAAGGGGTGCCGAAACACCCCTTAATATCTAATATAATATAATCTATTTCTTTGTGTATATTGAATATAAAACCCAAACAGCAACTAAACCAACTAAACCTTGAGCACTAAACCCAGCGATAATTGATTGCACATTACCTATCACACTTATGTCGGGCCAGAAAGGTACATTTTGTCCACTAAATAAAACTTCAAGTACGATACCTAAAGCGATAAGTGAAACGCCTACATCTGCTAATGCAGCTGCCCAGCCTTTTATTTTATTAATAATTTCCATATATAGTCTCCTTTATATGATTTGATATCTCAAACTATGCATGATGTAATTGTATTATTTATATTAAAAAGGGGTTAGGATACGATATCCCAACCCCCATATAAAGAAACAGGTGGAGAGATTAATCGTCATTAGCTAGTTTTGAGAAGTAATCTAGTGTTTCATCACCATCATCTTCATCATTACTAGTGCTAGCAACCGAAGTATCTACTGTTTCATTTACTACTGGTTCACTAACTGTTGGTGATGTAGGTGGGTCCATAACATCTTCAGCAGTACCAGTATTTCTAACGCCACTTAAAACTTTATCAAGTTTTGCTTTTAGCTCATCATAAGATTTAAAGTTCTCAGCCGCCAGAAATGGTTTTAATGGATATTGTTTATTCCATAATTCTTCTATAGCCTCATCATTCTCTTTTATAGTAGATGGACTATCAAACTCTGATTTATCATAATTCCAGTAACCATCAACTTTTCTAATTTTTAGTTTAAAGTTTGCACCTTCCCAGAAATCAAATGGGTTGATAGGTTTCTCATCTTCAAATTCAGGTTTCATCGCTTC